CGAGATTCTTTCTTCAACTTCTTGTGACGAATGCCATCACTCTCTTCAATATACTGCTTAAAACGCTTTGTAGTTTTACCCACAATAAACTCCTATCCGTCTTTCACCAATCCTTTGACAAATTCGGAAATGTTTCCGCAACCAGTTTCTTTGTAATGCTCTTGAATGGAAGTTTCTTATCCTTCATTGCAATCAGAACTTTCGCATCACCTGGATCAATTGATTCAAGCATATCAATAAACAACTGCTCACGGCGAATCTGCTTTAGATTCTTTTGAGTTGGTTGGTTGCCTTCGATAAACAGATAAAGACGACGCAACTCAGCAACAAACTGTCCCTGAATGTCTGCTTGACCAGATGCTGGTTTGTATGGCGGTTCGCCTTCAGGCAACAACCATTTAATTCTGGGATCGAATGCATGACCCAATACAGTCTTTAATGGTGCACCGCTATACTTGCGAAGGACATTTTGTTTTTCTGCTTTTGTTTTTGCTTTATCCGCTTCTTCAAGCATTTCATAAATCGACTTGCGCATCAAAAATCTCCAATCGAATCCATTAGATTCTTCAATTTGTTTTGTATAAAATAATTCAACAACCCACCACGCTTCGGAACCTGATAGTTGCGATACTGCTCAAGGATATCGTCAGCAATCACATCAGGCACCTGTTCTAAATCTACCAATGCTTCGTTTCGTTTATAGTTACGCAGCATCTCATCATCACAGAACTGTTCTGGTTCCAGATCAATCCACCCATCCAGTTTCTTGGAGGCAAGTGGTTTCTGTCTCTGCTTAGAGATAATCGTACTATCGCCAGAAAGGAAGTTTGGAATGCCATCGCCACGATCACCTTTCATGATATGCTCACGAAGGAAGCGGCGAGGATCTGTAATGCGGATCCACTTTTTTAGAACAGGGCTAAACTGTTCTACATTCATATACTTCTGCAACTGACCGAAGTCTTTATCTCCAGAAAGAATCAGAACTTTCTCTGTATCTTCATTATTTAGATAAACGCCATATTGACGCACAAGCACACCGATAATATCATCTGCTTCTGCACGATTGACCTGAATCACTCTGTATGGAAAATGTTGCTTTAGTTCTTCACGGATCTTGTTTAGAATCTCAAAGATCTTATTCCAGTCATGAGTTGACTGCTTCCGATCTTCTTTGCGGTGTGCCTTGTAATAAGGAAAGATGTCTTTACGCCAGTAGTTCTTATCATCGCAGGCAATGACGAGTTCGCCATAGTCTTTTGAGAACTTCTGTTTGTACATCCGAATAGAATTTAGAATCATGTGACGAACGAGATCTTCGTTCAACTCATCATGACTTAGTTGCATCATCAGGTTCGAAATTGCGACCTGATTGTAGTCAAGGATTATCATTGTATGTATCTCAAATATATCTGAGATTATATATTACTCTATAATATCGCTCAAGTCAAGTATTTCTTCAATATGACCTTCGTCAGTTGGTTTTTCTTTCCAGTACACATTGTATGTATTGGTTTCATTATTGTGTGAAACATCGACCATCTTATCAATTACCGAATGGAATGGGTGTTCAATCTCATAGTACCCATACACAAAAGAACGAATTGCCTCATAGATATAGAAAAAGTCTTTGGCAATTTGCTCATTGCGTTCACTCATTCCATACGCATCAAACATTTCTGCCAATTCATCAGTAAGATCCTCAATCAGTTCGTCAGCACTTTGAAGATCTCGATCGAGTTCCTCAATCTCTTTTTGCATTCTTCTCTGATTGAAGTCTAGAATTTCAGCCACGTGATGCTCTTTCTATTTGATCCATTTCCTGTGTCCAAACCATTCCAATATCACGATACCATACACCAACAGTTCTTTGTATCTCTCCTCTCTTGTTGTAGGAAGGAGCAATACAAATACTCTTGGTGCGATACTCGGCATTTTCACCCCAGTACATGTCTATATAGTCGCCATGCTGGAGATAGGCAGTAAGATGCCGCACATATCCCTCGAGAGAGGCGATACGAGCAAGAGCAGACTTATCACCCAAACGCATATTCTGCTTTTCGGCAGAGATACGCTCACGAGTATGCTTGATCCAAGAGCGAACGCTAGGAAGCGACAGAGGATCGCTGTCCTCCCTCCGGAGAACGCTGTCGTGAATACTTTTGTATTCAGGTGGGTTTGCTGCCTGCCGAGCTGCTCTCGCCTTTGCAAGACGCTCTGCAGCTGCTTGCTTTTGCTCGTCAGTCATCTTTCTCTTACGCTTTTTTACCACTTGCGAGTTCCTCAAGGAAGTGAGTCCACTCCGCTGCACGGAGATCCCAGTTGTAGAAATTATCTACCCAGTTCTTTTGGAACGCCAAACGACGAACTGTTTGCTCTTCATGAATTTGCAGAACAGCAGCATACAACTGATTCACAAAAGTATTCGCATGCACTTGCACATCTTCATGGAACTGATACATGCGAGCAAATCCGCCAGTTGTTTCTGGAAGCGCAGCAAAATTCGGACAAACGATTTCGCAACCAGCACTCATTGCCTCAAGAGCAGAGATGCAGGAAGTTTCTGGCCAAATAGAAGGATACGCAAAGATGTGTGCTTTCTTCAATGCTGCACGAACAACTTCGTTTGGTTGATAACCATGATAAGTCATTTGTGGATGCTTACGGATGGAATCAAACAAATCCTTAAATGGTTCATCACGCTCTGGCCATCCGTATGCTTCAAATGAGGAGAAAACATCAAAGTGAATCTTATCTCCAAGCATTTCTGCCAATTTCTCTACCGCAGCATATGCAATATTCAACCCACGATGCGGAGTTGTGTGGTAGATAATACGAATAACATCTTTGTTCTTATCATCTTTGTGCAGTTGAATCGGATCAATTGCATTCTTAAGAACAATCGATTCAGCATAAGGAACACCAAGACCCATGTTATAAGTTGACATCTGATAGTTTGATACGAAAATCAACTTCGCAAATCTCTTACGAAGCTCAGCATCCTTCAAATGCTGTGCTTCAGGATCATCCCAAGTATCGTGCAACCACAACAGATTCTTTTTCTTACGATCGGTCCAACGCACTCGTGACTTGATGATATAAAATTTGTCTAGCAAACCATTATCTACACGCTCATAGAGAGCGGTATTCATCAACTCAGTGCCACCCATCGCACCATCATAGGTGCCATCCTCAGAAGGTCCGAGTTCTACCTTCTCGGTGTCATCAATAATATTCAAACCCATTATGCATATTCCACACTTTCAATTGAGTCAATACGGAAAGAACGCCACGCTGCCTTATCAGTATCCCATACTGCAAGCACCTCGTCGTTCACCTTGCGAGTTCCAGTTGATTCAACAACAGGAACAACAGAAGGTTCCAGAGTACAATGCATCACTCGCTTCTCGCCATCCTTCTTAGTGAAGGTAACAGTTGCAGGACCAGAGTGCAAATGATGCACCAATTCTTTTCTAGTGTACTTCATTATATAGTTTCCTCTCTAAATCTCAATTCAACAAGCAGTTCTTTGCTTCGTGTCCTAAAATACCAGTTGTGGTTTCCTTATCAGTGTAGATGGTACATACATCTAGTTCCACCTTAGAACAACCATAATACAACTTAGAACGATCGTCAAGCATTTCTTGGCATACTGCGTTTGCATCATTCACAGTGACCCACTTGATGTACTTCGAGTTGGTTTGTTCCTGTGTAAAGTATGCATGCGGATCATTATAATCAACAAGACCGAAAATGTCTGTCAAGAATACTGAAAAGAATGCTACAATCGTCAACATTACTGCAACAAAGACGTTCATTATACACACCCAGTTGGTTTCGGCAGACCACCATATTTGGTAATCGGTTTCATTGGACCAGTCATCCACTCTTTGAACATTTCTTTTTGATCCATACCAGCATACTTCGCAAACTTACGAATCGGTGGCACAGTTGCGTTCTCATCATAATACTCTCGTGCCTTCATAATCTGTTCAACCATAGATTCGGTCAGCGTGAAATCATCTTGCTTTGCCATCTCATACATGACTTCTTCAGTCCATGCATTCATGTCAGTCAAATATCCGTCACCGTCTCTTTCAATCATCATTTCACCATCATTTCATTTTTGAGGTTGATCCATGCACTCTCAACCTTTACGAGTGCCATGCGAACTTCTTCAACTTGCTGCCGCAGTGCTTTGTTCTCAGCACGCAACTGCTCAACTTCTTCTTTTAGCACGATACATTTATGTTGTGCGTCAAGAGTCTTGTAATCTTCTTCCATTACAATCCTTCAACATACTTTGCAAGGATCTCAATGTCGCCATCGCCAAGACGAGAGGCAACACCCCACATCATCCCACTACGAGGACCAACCGTTTCTTTTGCACGATACATTACAAGTTTATCTTTAACTTCCTCAAAAGTCAAGTCATTTAAAGCAGGACCAACAATACCTAGTCCCTTTGCGCCATGACAACCCATACACATTGTGGTGTATTGAGTATTACCGATATCTGCGTACGCAGTCATACTTGCGCCCAACAGGGCAATTGCTAGAATCTTTTTCATAACTTATCCTTGTCCACGATAACGCTTGAACGATGCTTTCTTAGATTTATTCATCGAAGAAAACTTGACATTACCACGACCAATTGAGGTCTTTTTGTTATTGAGAACATGTCCACGAAGAACACTACCA